ATACTTGACGACGAGCAGCGCGTTCCACAGCTCGGCGATCGACTGCAAGCAGGTGCGCGCGTCGCCGTACTGCGCGGCACGATCGCCGTCGACCAGCGCGCCGGCCGTGTTGCAAAGGGCAGCTGCACGCGCGCTCATCAGAACGACACTCCCTTGAGCGCAAAAAGCGCCGCGAGAAGAAAAACCGTCACAGCGAACGCGACCAAAACGAAAGCGAGCAGTGCTGCCGTCATATGCCAGGAGCGGAGATGTCGAGTGCGCGGCGGCATGTGATTGATCCCGTTGGAGTGGCTCAGCAGCAAAGGGTTAAGCGACATCGGCTTTCATCCTCCTAGCGGACTTGATGCGATAGCCCTTCAGCTCCGGCCACACCGCCGATGCAGCATCAAGCTGCTCTTGCAGCGTAGCGATCACGAAGTCCGGTGCTGTCGCGCACCACGAGCCGACGTTAAACTCTTGTGTGCTGGTCACCGACACGTGCATCCGCATATCAAAGCTTCCCGAAATCGATCAAGCGCTGCAGCGAGAAGATCGCCTCGTTAAGTTCCTCGGGGGCCTCGATCGGTGGATCGCCCCAAACTGCCGGAGCCTCAAGCTCACGGCGCGCAGTCTCGGTCAGCTCAAGAACATGCGCGAGCGTGCGCCGCAGCTCAGAAGTCGACATCGCTGAAATCCTCCTGCGCTGGGGTGGTCCTGGCGATCTTCACGCCCGTCGAGACACGCTCAACCAGCGGCTCGATAAAGGCTTGCGCGGTTTGGTTGCTGCGGCCGACCAGCTTCTCGACTTGAGCAGGAGAGCGCAGCTTGCTCTCCCATACCGTGGGACCAAAGTTGCTGACGAGAATGGCCGCGGCCTCGTCCTCGTCCTTCCATTTGCGCGTTGGTCTCGTCGGGACCAGTCCCCAGCCGGGGATGCGAACCTGGTGCTTAAACCGATCGAGCGCGTACTCACGGATGCGATCGATCCAGAGCTGAGCGCGCTCGGCGGTATCGAGCGCGCTCGCAAGCTCAAGCGGATCGGACGGCGGCTGATGCCCGGGCGATCCTGGCTCGACCTCGTCGAACTCGGCTTGCGCCATCGCGACCGCGGCCTTGTGCAGCTCGGGACAAGCATGCGCCACGGGACAGAACCTGCACCACGCGCCGCTATGCAAAGGCGCATCCAGCTGAGCACACGCTTCAACGCCCGGGACCAGCACATCGTCGATCCACATCAGCAGATCCAAGGGCGTCGTCTCCCAGGACCACACCGGCGCGGCGCGCGGCACATGCGGCTGCACGATGGTCAGCTTGATAATCTGCACCATCTCGCGCTGCGCGGGCGGCAGATGCAGCATCACCCCCGCCGCGTAATAAAGCAGCTGCGGGTTCTCGACCGGCGAGACCACGACGCCCGCGCCGTTCTTGTAGTCGACGATCTCCAGGGTCTCGCGATCGTGCAGCAGCGCCGCGTCGACCGTGCCGAACAGCGGCTCCGGCGGCGGGCTGCGCTGGAAATACCGATCGAGGTCGACGCGGAACTCGACCCGCTTCCACTCGGCAGGGACGTTGATATAGGCGAGCATGACGTTGACGCCATCGATGAAGTCCTGATCGATGACGCCGATATGCCCTTCGGACTGCCACATCTCACCCAGCGTGCCGGGATCAAGCTCGCTCTTGCCTGCCTTGACCGCGTTCTCGATATAAGAGTGCGCGAGCGTGCCCGTCGCGGCGTAGATCGAGGACGGCCGATGCGGCGCGGTCTTGCTCAAAGCGTAGCTGCCGGGGCAAGCCAGCCAACGATAGTCGCCGGACGCGCCAAGGAGCGAGTGCTCCGTCATGCGAGCGGCTCCCCGCGCGGGCGCTCCGGCTCCGGCAAGCGCGGCAGCATATGCCATTTGTCGCTATTATCGGACAACCACCATACCGTGCCGTCCGCGGCAAGCGCGTATACCGTGTCAGAAGCATTTTCCACGCCGCCGGAGACGGCTGCTATCTGCACGATCTTGCGATAGTTCATCGCTGCAGTCCCGCGGCTTGAGCGAGCTTCATGGCTTGGGCGTAGAACGCGTGGCCCTGCTCGACCGCGATGTCGTAGAACTTCGCGACCTGCCATTGCTTCTGCAGCGCCTTGACCTCGGCGACACGGCCCGCGGCATAAGCTTGCCGGACCAGCGCGAGGCCCGCGTCGCGAGCCTCGCCGGGGCTCATGCTGGCGGCCTCGGGAAACTCAAGCGGATCATCGTCGGCGAGCGCATCCTTGACCACACCATTCAGCTCGGGCGCGGCGGCTGCAGCTGGTCCCGCCGCTTTCTTGGCGTCCTTTGCCGCGCGTGCTTTGGCGGCTGCAGCCTGGCGATTTGCCAGGACCGTGTTGGCCTTGGCCGCTGTAAGTGCCGGATCCGGTTCCGCCGGAAGATCATGCCCGTGATGGGGCTGGTCCATTGCCTGGTCCTGCCGGGCGATCGCCGGATGGTCCTTCAAGGGGACTGGTCCCAGCGGAATTGGTCCCAGCGTAGGGCCCGGTTTAAGCAGCGCCTGCAGCTGTTGGAGCAGCTGCTCCCCGACTACCGTGTTCAGATCGAAAGTGAGCGTCACTTGCATTGAAATCGTCTCCTTGTAATGCGGCGATCTCGACGGCCTTCCGTCGAAAGACCCGCATGATCCGTTGATCGAGCGTGCCGGGCAGATAGAGGAAGCTCGCCAGCACGCTGTCGCGCTGCCCCAAGCGATGCGCGCGGCAAATGGCTTGCACGTTCTCACCGGGCACCCATGAGGGCTCGACGATCGCAACCTCGCTGGCCGCGGTGAGGGTGATCGCGGTCCCGGCCGCGAGGATTTGGCCGATGAAAATTCGCGTGTTGGGGTCGGTCTGAAAGCGCTCGATCGCCGCGGCGCGCAGCGCGGGGCTGGTCTCGCCGGTGATGACGACGGGACCATATTCCAGCAAGCCGCGGCGCAGATGCTCGATCACCGCGTGATGCCAGGCGAAGACGAGCAGCTTCTTGGTCGACGCCATGCGCTCTTGCACCCAAAGCAAGGTCGCCGGGACCTTGGCGAGCCCCAAGATCTGGCGCAGCGCCGCGGTGGACGCGTCCGGCGCGGCGTGCAGCATGTGCATCGCCTCAGCCGTGGAGCCTGCCGTGCCCAGCGCCGCGTTGATCTGCGCCGCGCGCACGGTGTGGCTTCCGAAATCGATGCGCGCCGCCAAATCGAGCGGGATGTCCTGGATCTGCAAAGGCGGCAGCTCCGTCAGCACTTCAAGCTTGCGGCGGCGCAGGATCATGGGACCAAGCGCCTTGCGCAGCTCGCCCTGGTTTTGGCTGCCGGTGATCTGCCGCCCATAGACGGTGTCGCGGTAACGCGTGAAGCGGTCCTCGAACTGGCCCTGAGAGAGCGCCTCCGGCTTCCCGAGCGCTCCCGGCCAGAAGGTCCGGTAATGCTGCCATAGCTCCCCGGCGTGATTGGGCGAGGGCGTGCCGGTCAGGAGCAGCACCTTGTCCGCCGCTTCCTGCAGGCTCGGCGATTGATGTCTCCCGCCGCCGTAAATCACCTGGGTCCGATTGGAAGGGTTCTTAAGATAATGCGCCTCATCGAGGATCAGCAGGTCCCAGCGCAGGCGGCGCAAATGGAACGCCGTCTTGCGGTTGCGGTTGGACATCTCGTCGTAGCTGATGACCAGGACCAGCTGGGGCCGATCGATAGGGTAGCGCCGCTCGAAAGCCTGGATCTCGCCGTTTAGCGGCCGCGGCTCGACCAGGACCACGCGCGGGGACCAGTCCGGGGCCCAGGCGTTGATCTCGTTTTGCCACACGCGCCGGGCCCCCGCGGGGCAGATAATAAGAAGGCGCTTGACGTTGAGCTGCTGCGCCACGGCCAAGGCTTCCCGGGTCTTGCCGAGCCCGGCTTCGTCCGCATTCAGCAGCGCCCGGTGCCGGGCAAAGCTATCGACCAGCCAGCGCACGCCTTGTTTTTGGTAGTCCCGTAACGGCGCTAGAGGATAGGCTTCGCGCACAGGTTCGCTGCCTCCCCACGACAACACTTTGTTGGTTTAGGGCTGAGTTCCAGAGCAGGAAGATGCGTGCTTTAAGGTCTTGGTGCGAGGGGCTACTTTGTCTCGACGTTGTGTCTCGTGTCAAGCGCTAAGTGATACTAAGCCCACTCTGTTGCGATCCAAAGAGCGCGAGCAAAGCAGCTTCAGCCCGGCCGTCATCCTTGGCGCGAGCGAAGCTGGCGACGTTGGCAGGGAACATCCGGGACGCCACCAGCCGGGCCTCGGCTTTGTCGGGGCCCAAACGAAAAGATCTTTTCCACTCCTGGGGCGTGATTAAAAAGTACGGGACGCCCGTGCTGGCGAGAATGCCGCGCACGATGCCGTAGGCGAGCCCGAACGAGAACGAGCTGGTCACGCCTTGCTTGGGCAGCGCATGGACGCGCTCGATCCAGGCAACGTCAGGCTCGCCGGACGCGATCGCCTGCGCCAGCGCGACCTCGTTGAGCTGCAAGCGCTTGGCTTTGCCGACAAGGACCAGCGCGCTCGGCATGTCATCAACCCACAGCGCTTCAAGGCTGGTGTCATAAAGCGCAAAGGCTCCGGCCGCGCCAGGATCGATCCCTAGAATACGCATGCCTAAAGGAGTTCTTCTGGCTCGACTAGAAATTCGCTGCAACGATGACCATCGCGCTCAAGGCAATACAGGACAGCACCGATATAGCGGCTCGGTATCGCTGAGCGCGTGCTCCACATCTGGACGGTCGCGTAAGCTAGTCCATGACCAGGCTGGTGCTCGTCTAGTGCGTCCAGCAATCCGCGAGGACCGCCGCAGACGCGAAAAACATGGGGGACATCAATCACAACCACAGTTTTTAGTGCTCCTTCCAAAGGGGGGTGTGCGTAAGTGCTTGACACCAGCACATAACAAGTTGTTGTGTTTATCCCTGGTCAGGGTATACCTGACTACACCAAACACCAGCGGTACCGCCACACATTACAAAACCGCATGAAGGAGCATTACGATGAACCGGCATCCCAAGGCCGATGATACCGCCAAGTCTAAAGTAGGGAGCGATGAAGCCCCCGACAACAAATCAGCGCTAGACTTGGACCCTGTGTTTCAGCAAAATGACGTCCTTCCCCGAGACACCAGCACCAGGGAGGCACAACATTATGCGCGTTCGAGACGACACACAACAAGATCTCGACAGCAACCGCGCCCTGAATATCAAGCCTTTGCCGAAAAGTTGAGTGCCATCATGGCGAAGCTTGGCTTAAGCCCCTCGGAAGTCGCGAGACGCACCTGGGGCAGCCACACCGATAAACGCGGCTACAGTGTCGCGCGCAACCGGGACCGCATCGGGCATTATCTCGCCGGGACCAGCTACCCCGGAGAGATAAACCTCAAAAAGCTCGCCGATGTCCTGGGCGTGCCGGTCGAGACCCTGGCGATCGAGCGGCCGACGGATAGCGCGCAAAGCGGCGCGGGCCGCGCGCATGGCCCGGCTCAAGCCCGCCCCGGTCACAGTCCTGCGACCGGCTTGGTGCATACCACCTTGCCGCTCGCCATGACGGGCTTGGCCCGCTTTCAGTGTGACCGCATGATCAGCTCGGAATTGGCCGTCACCCTGCAGCAGATGATCCTTGACGATGACCGGAAAAGAGCCGCAGCCGCAGAGGCAGGCAACGGCGGCAACGGCAACGGCAACGGCAACGGCAACGGCAACGGCAACGGCGACACCCCGCCGCGCGTAGGCTCGGTGGTCGGCGGCCGCGGCGAGGGCGATTGACAAGGTACATCACGCAAGACGAAGCCGCGGTTATGCTGCGCTGCTCCGTCGCCAAGATCACAAGGCTGCGATACACCGCGGGGCTGCCCTGGTTGCCGGGACGGCCCGTGCTTATTCCAGAGGAAGAATTTTTGAGATGGCTGCACCACAGAACCATACGCTCGATGCCGTCGATATCGGCTCCTATCGCAAGATCCGGCTCAAGGCCAACCGACAAGGATATTACGAAATCTGGTGGACCGAACGCCGGGGGGTCCTTCAAGGGGACGGGACCGGCGGGAGTTACCTCACCAAACGCGAAAGCTGCCGCACGAAGATCGAGGACGAGGCTAGAGCTTATCTGGCCGGTTTCGTCGGAAACCTCAAACACGCGCAAACCGCCGCAAAAGTAGCGCAAGCGCCGACCGTCGACGCGCTATGCCAGCGCTGGCTCAACCATGTCGCGCTGCAAGGCAAGGACAAGACCGGCGGCTATGTGCTGGTCCCGGTGCGGCGCGAGCTGGGGCATCTGACGCCGGGGCAGCTCGACGCGCAGGCGCTGCAAGCTTATATGCAGCAACGGCCGGTCAAGAGCGGCACGGTGCGGCGCGAGCTTGGCGCCCTTAGAACGGTTCTCATCTGGGCGGGCAAGCAAAAGCTGTTCTCGCGCGACGACATGCCTTCGATCGATGAAAGCGTGCTGCCGCAAGACGGCCCGCCGCGGGATAAGTTCCTCGATACCAAGCAAGAGCAAGCGCTTTGGGACCAAGCCATGTCGTGGCCGGACCAGCGCATCAAATTATTCATCGCGCTGGGCTTGGAGACCGCCGCCCGCCGCGAGGCGATCCTCGATCTCACCTGGGACCGCGTCGATCTGGGCTTGAAGCAAATCGATTACCGCGTGCCGGGCAAGCGCATCACGAAGAAGCGCCGTGTGCGTGTGCCGATCTCGGATCGTCTTATGCCGGTGCTCGTCGCGGCGCAAACCCGTTACACCGGCGCAAGCAAGGTGGTCGGGATGACCGACATCAGCAAGCCTCTGGCGGCTTTCGTCGAAGCCAGCAAGACGCCGTGGGTGACGCCGCATGTGCTGCGCCACACTTGGGGAAGCCTCAAGGCCATGAAGGGCGCGAGCTTGTATGACATCGCGAAGGTGATGGGGGACAAGATCGAGACCATCGAGAAATATTATCTGCACCTGACGCCGGACCACCTGCGCAGCGTCGTAAACCTTTAGGGGGAAGGAGCACCACACATGCCTAAGACGTTTCCGATCATGATCGAAGTCGAAGAAATCGCGCTGGGACCAGTGCTGCGCAAGCTGAACGAAATGGCTGGTATCGCCAAGCTGCACCTGGACCTTGGCAAAGGCGGTGAGCAGGGACAAGAGAAGATTGCCGCTAAAGCGGTGGAGTTCCGCGAGCGCGACCTGGGCAAGAGACGCAAGGCAATCACGCTCGCATCTCTCACGGACGGGCCGAAGCACGTCAGCGCACTCAGAACCGCAACCGGATGCAGCAAGACCTCGATCTATGGGCTTCTGCATCATATGCGCGTAGAAGGACTTACCCAGGCCAGCAAAGGGACTGGCATGCATGAGCTGACCGCGAAAGGCGTTGCCGCGGCCAAAGCTGCGCAAGCTCAGGCCGCCAAGGCTACTGCCGCCGCCGCTACTGCACTTAGCAAAGCTAAAGCCCTGACAAACGGGACCGGGACCAACGCTCATGGCTGAGCTTCGCACATACCGCACATATCGGTTCATCGAGAAGGACCCGGTGATCGACAAGATGCGGACGCTGGTCCAGGACGAGGGCTTATATAAGAACCTTCAAGCCGTGCATGAGATCTCGGGCGTCTCCGCAGCGACGCTGCATAATTGGTTCCACGGCGACACGCGGCAGCCGCGGCACTCGACGATCGCCGCGGTTGCATCGTCGCTGGGCTACGAGGAACAGTTCGTCAAAGCCCGGGACATCGATATCGAGACCGAGCGCAAGCTGGGTGCGGCGTGGCTGCGCCGCGAGGAAGTGCCGGAGGAAAAGAAGAAGAAAGCGAACGGCAAGGCTGGTCCCGCGCCCAAGCGCAAGCGCGCGAAGTGACGCCGTGACGGGTTTTATAAAGGAGGTTGCGGGCGATGATGGGTGGTCGCGTTGGGTGCGGCCAATCCGTCGCGGCTATAAGATGGCGTGCTGCGACTGCGGCCTCGTCCATAATTTCGATTTCCGGGTGAAGCACGGGCGCATCGAATTTCGATGCACGCGCAATCGTCGGTCGACCGCGATGATCCGCCGCCACATGGCACGAAAAAGGCGTCAGCCCTGAGGGAGCCGACGCCTTTCTCTCTTTGCGTTGCTGCGACACAAACCGCAAAAACCTGTCACCGCGCGGGCGGGCACCACCCCGCCGCGAAGAAGGAACTCGCCGTCCGCCAGAGGACAGCCAGTGCCGGGGTTAAATATGATCGATCCTGGGGGCGGATACAAGTCTCCCCGGAGGGTCCTTCAAGGGGACGCCGCTATGCGGGGGCTATGCGGTAAAAGCCTAGGTTTCACAAGAACGCCACAGTAGCGCCATAAATCTTGCTTGCCTGAGGCGCTGTCGCAGGCGCAAGATTTTATCTCGCGATTGTCTCACAACAAATCGCGGCCGACGCGACACAAAGCTTTTCCGAAGCCCCTTCCCTCCTGCTTTCCGAGGCAAAAACCTATGGCATTACCATGGGGCCCGGGCACGCATGTCGTGCCCTTCCCGATCACCAACGAGCAGTTCCTAAAAGCGATCTTTGGTCCCCGCTGGGGCGAGGTCCTGGTGAGCTACTTCCAGGGAGACCCCAAGACCGCCCGCAACTGGCAAAGCTACCCCGCCGCAACCGTGCTCGGCGTTATGCATGCCGGGCTCAACAATTATTACGACGTAAGTCTGCCGGGCGCTGCGGGCGGCAGGACCGGGGCGAGCTTCGATGCGCTCTATGCCATCGTGATCGACGACTACGGCGTGAAGGTCGATCCCGCAAAGGTCGAGCAGCTGCTGGGGGTGGGACCAAACTACGTGATCGAGACCAGTCCCGGGAACTATCACGCGGGCTGGTTCATCGAGCCGCTGAGCGATCGTGCTTGGGTCCTGGGCCTGCTGCGGGATTTATATAAGGCTTTGGGCGCAGGCGATAACCTCGTCAAGCCGACGACCCTGGTGCGACTTCCCGTCGGGACCAACGGCAAGGCCGAGCTGCCGTTTCCCTTTAGGGTGAAGCTCGTGCATTGGCAGCCGGGAACGAGGATCCAGCATCTCGACTGGATCGACATCGAGGCGCGTCTCGGCGCGGCCGTGGTCCCGGTCAATGCGCGCATGGATCTCGGCAATCTCGGTGCGGCAGCTATGCCGGATCCGGCCGAGATCGAGGCCGACATCATCCTCAAGATCTTTCGCGGCCGCGCTATGGTCCTGGGCCTGGGCCGCAGCATGACATTCGGCTGGGGCTTCGACGTGGAGTGCCCCTGGGCGAGCGAGCATACCGATCCCAGAACGGCTGCTTCGTATGTGCCGGTGCGCGAGCGCTTCAAATGCCATCACGGGCATTGCCAGGACCGCAATATCGCCGACGTCCGGGAATGGGCCGACGGCGTGGTCCGCGAAGACAGCGGCGGCTTGGAGTGCTTAGCCTCGCTGGCGTTCGACGAGGTGCCAGGCGGCTATATCGCCGGGACCAGTCGCATTGGTCCCGGAAGAACTGGTCCCGGAGCTGCCGAGGCCGATGCCGGAGCGGATCCCAACTGGCGGGCACGGTGGCCGAGCACCGGCAAGCATGGCGACGGCCGCCCGACATCGAACGCCGCGAACGTCCTCATCGCGTTGGAGCATGCGCCCGAGCTGCAAGGCGCGTTCGGCTTCAACGCATTCACGCTGCAAGAGACGCTGCATCGCGAGCTGCCCGGCGTTAGGGCCGGGACCACGCCGGGGGTGCCGCGCGCCTGGCGCGACGTGGATACCGTGATCCTGCAGGCGTGGCTGCAGGGTCAGGGCCTCGTCATCGTCAGCACCAAAATGGTCGACGACGCCGTAAGCAAGACGATGCACGCGCGGAGCTACCACCCGGTATGCGACTGGCTCAAAGGCTTGGTCTGGGACCAAACCCCGCGGCTCGACACCTGGATCGCGGATTATCTTGGCGCGAAGCAGGACCCGTATACCGCGCATGTCGGTCGCTGGTGGCTGATGATGATGTGCCGCCGCGTGTTCGAGCCCGGCTGCAGGGCCGATTATATGCCGGTCCTCGAAGGCCCGCAGGGCTATGAGAAATCGACCGCGCTGGCGTGCCTTGCCGGGGCCAAGGCGTGGTTCTCGGACCAGCTGCCGGACATCGCCAGCAAAGACGCGTCCGATCACATGGTCGGCCGCTGGCTGATCGAGGTCGCCGAGATGGATCGCTTCAACTCCACCGAAAGCGCCGCGATGAAAGCCTTCGTGACGCGGACCACCGAGCGCTACCGCCGGGCATACGCCAAGCGCACCGCCGACGAGCCGCGGCAATGCGTTTTCGCGGGGACCGTCAATCATGGGAGCTATCTCAAGGACGACACCGGGAACCGCAGATACTGGCCGATCGCGACCGGGCGCCGCTTCGACGTGGCAGGGTTGGCCTTGGCCCGGGACCAGCTTTTTGCCGAAGCCTGGCATTATGCCGTGACGCTGAACCAGCCGTACTGGCCGGAGCCTCTGTTCGAGGACTTGTTCATGCAACCAGAGCAGGACCAGCGGCTAGAGGCGGATCCTTGGGACCATCTAGTCGCGAGCTACCTCGTGACTAAGGCGCAGGTCTTAGTCCACGAGGTAATCGTCGCGGTTACTGGTGGTGGAAGCCACCAGCTGAGCACCGCAAACAGAAATCGAGTGACTAGGATCATGGAAGGGCTGAAGTGGAGCCGCGGTAAACGTGGTAACAACGGTGAACGATTTTGGTATCCAAGCACGGCGCTTTTTCGTCCGTGACCAGAGCGGAGCGTCATGGTGTCAGGTCGGCGTCAGAGACTAAGCTCTTATAATATATATATAACTGACATACTGACTGATACTGACTGATATTATTAAGAAGACATATAGAGATAGGGTTCTAGTCCCTCTAGTCGACTAGAGGGACTAGAGGGACTAGAGGGGGCATTTTTTCTATATAATATAGGAGGGTGCTATGTTTTGTCAGGGCTGTCAGGAACGTAAGACACAACAAGCTGTGTGTGGCCCGGCCAAACCGACGTTATGCGGTGCGCGGTCCCCTGGGGCCCGGCGTTATGCGGTGAGCCCAGAACCGGCGTTATGCGGTGTTCCGGCTGCCCGGCCGCCCCGCGCCGATCGAGCCCCAGGCGCGATCGAGCCCCAGGCGCGATCGAGCCCCAGGCGCGATCGAGCCCCAGGCGCGATCGAGCCCCAGGCGCGATCGA